TAAAGACGATATTTTCCAGCATCTTCGCATCATCTCGAGCTTGGTTATAACCTACAATGGCATTTCGAATACCTAAATCCTCCATGTAATATTTATGGTTGATTTCAAATACCCGCTTGCCTTGAATATCATATCTTGGCACTTCATAGATAAAGAAACAGTTTCGTAATGCTTCTAGGTAATTAATCACCGTGGTGATATTGATGTTCACCTTTTGGCTTTTGAGGAATTTGCTAATATTTGAGGCTGAGGTGATAGAGCCAATATTATTGCATAAATAAATGACCAGATTTTCTAAAAACTTCACATTACGGAGGCTATATCTTTCTACCACATCTTTTAAGATAATAGATTGATAGACAGAATCTAAATAACCAAATGCCACTTCTTCATTTAACTCTAAGTGCTTTAAATATGGCATGCCTCCATAGGTAAGATATTGATCAAATTCTTCTACACCGTGGAATGTTTTAAACTCATTAAATGATAGGCTATGCACTTCAAACTGTACATATCTACCTGAAAGATAAGTAGCCAATTCACCTGATAATAAATTGGCATTGGAGCCTGTGCAGTAAATATCAAATTGCCCCTTATTTTGAAAATGGCGTAGTGCCTTTTCAAATTGTTCAATATCTTGGATTTCATCAATGAATAAGGCGCATTTCTTATTATTTGCTTTTTCTTCAACATATTGCACTAAATCATGATAATTGCGGATAAAGTCAAAATCATAGAGTTCTTTATCAATCATGATAGATGGCATAGAGATCTGCTCGGCAATTTGTTTTAACACATAGCTTTTGCCAACACGCCTTTGCCCTGTAATCACTTTTATAACATCTTTACCAATAAAGGGCGTAATGCGTTCTAAAATAGAATCTCTTTGAATAATCTGTTCTTTGCTCATAATAAATCTTTGCTTAACATTGCGAATACATTTCTATTATAATAGAAATAGTTAAAATTATCAAGGCAAAGTTCTATTACGATTAAAATATAACAACTGCCGTAAATCATGCCGTTATGGCACGATTATCCTATGGCAGATGGACAATATATAGAACTTCGCAAAGCATCATTCAAGAATATCCCCTTTGATGTGGAAAGCACCGAAGAAGTGATCTCACAGCGTATTGCCGTGCATGAATATGCAGGGCGTAATACGCCTTATGTGGAAGAATTAGGGCTTGGCAAACGCAGCATTAAGTTCACCGCTTATTTTGCAGGTGAAGATTATCTTCAGCAAAGGGATCGTTTTATTCAAGCGTGTAAAGAAGGTGGTGTTGGCACGCTCATTCATCCCTTTTTTGCTTCAGAAAAGCGTGTGGTATTTGTTTCATCATCATGGCAGCATAGTAAAAACACCATTGGTAAAATCGCTGTTTCATTAGAATTTATTGAAAGTGAGGCGCCGGCATCACCCCTTATTCGCCCCGATACAAGAGTTCGCCTTGATCAAGCCTTTCAAGAAGGCTTTCAGGCTTCCATTGAAGCGTTTAATAAGGTGCATCATATTGTAAATGTTATTGATTATGTACGTGATAGCTCCATTGCAATTGTAGAGGATTTTCTATCTACCATCGATGCCTTGCGGTTAGACAGCATTATGAAGCCTGATAATAGCGCTGCTTTAGCCAGTGATATTCAAGATGTGTATGATGATATTGAGGATCTAATCAGTGATGAAACATTACCTATTCGCATGGGTAATCTTATTGCAAATTATCAAAATGGCTTAAATAGCAGTACAGTCACCACAAATCATTTAGAAGCGTTGCATTATTTCGGCGGTGATATTGGGGTTGTACCATTTAATACGCAAAGCCGCATATTACAGAAAAGCAATAGTGAGAGCTTGTTTAGGCTTATTCGTAGGCTTTCTACGGTCACCTATGCCAGAGCCTTGGTTAATCAAAATTACCAATTCAAAGAAGAGGTTCGGCAAGTTCGCAATATAGCAGGTAACCTTATAGAAGATCGCCTCCATGAAATATCAGATATTAACGAGGATAATATCTATGTTGCCTTTGCCAATATCCGCACCAAATTATCAGAAGATTTTAGCGATCGTGCAGAAGGATTGGGCGAATTGTTAGAAGTTGAAGTGCCACGATCTATGCCCTCATTAGTCAATAGTTGGCGGCTTTATAAAGATCCATTGCGTGCAGAAGAATTAGTGGAACGCAATCGGGTTGAACATCCAAGTTGGATGCCATACCGCTATGCTGCCTTACCAAGATAGGTGTTAATATGGTGATGCAAGATTTTATACAATCTGACGATATTACCATGCTCGTAAATGGTAAACGCTATGGTGGTTGGAAGAATGTCAGCATAAGATTTAGCCTGAATGAAGCCGCACGATCATTTGCATTTGAAGTTACCGAAGCATGGAATGTTGCTAAAGAACTTCGTGAAATTCGCATTGGCTATGAATGCAAGATTTTTATCGGCGCAGATCAAATTATCGAGGGGTGGGTTGAGCAGTATCAGCCAAGTTTTACTGCCACAAGCCATACAGTTAGCATCGCAGGAAGGTCAAAAAGCTGTGATATTGTGGATTGTTCTGCCATTCATGATGGCGGTGATTTTCATGATCAAACATTAGAGCAGATATTACGTAAGCTCATTGCACCCTATAATCTTGATATTCAAATGGAAGTGGATGAACCCGATATTATCCGCCCATTTTTTCAACTACAACAAGGAGAAACGACTTATGAAGCAATCGAACGATTGTGCCGGTTGCGCGGCTGCATGGTCAGCACTGACACAGGGAAAGCCATTAGAGTTTTTGCGCCTGGGGGCAGACGCAGTGAAACAGCGTTATTTCAACGATCAGGATCAGAACAAACCAACATATTATCAGGATCAGCACCACTCGACTACGCAGAACGGTTCAGTCACCTCATCATCAAGGGGCAACAGCTTGGATCAGAAGAAGTCAAAGGCGCTGATGCGTCTGAAGTCGAAGCGGCGGTAAGAGATGATTCAGTCACACGCTATCGCCCATTATTATCCATCGCTGAAGGTAATACTGACCCTAAACGTGCCAGAAAACGTGCTGAATTTGAAATTAGACGACGTGCCGGTAAATCATTAAACGCTGACATCACTATTGCAGGTTGGCGACAAAATAATGGCGAGCTTTGGGATATTAATCTTATGGCATGGCTTGAGAGTGATATTTTAGGCATTGCCCGTGAGTTATTAATTATCGAGGTGGAATTTACCTATGGCGAGCAAGGCAAAATCACAAAACTAAAATTATCCCCACTTGAAGCATGGCAGATTGATCCTGAAACAATCAAAAATGAAGCCTTTAATATCCAAGATAGAAACCCCATTCGTATTGATCGTGACCCTACTAAAACTACAAATACTGAGATTATATCAGGGGATTACCCGAATAATGATGATTGGCAAGCACCGATATTGGAGTTCTCATGAAGCAAGTTATAAGACAAATATTCAGCCGTTTAAATATGAATGCCAGCCGTGGTGTGCTGACGAATATCAATGATGATACATCTATTCAAGAGGTGCAAGTTAAAGGATTTGCCGGTGAAAAATTTGATAAGGTGCAACGCTTTCAGCAATTTGGCTTTAGTTCTGTTCCTGAAGATGGTGATGTAATTATTCTATGCCCTCAAGGATTGCGTGATCGTGCCATTGTGATTTGCGCGCAAGATACCAAACATCGCCCAAAGGGCTTAAAACCAGGTGATAGCGTGATGTATGATGCTCATAAAAATATTATCAAACTAGATAAGAATGGAATTTCAATCACTACTGAGAAAAACATCACCATTAATGCGGCAGAAAATATCACTATCAATGCAACAGAAACAAATATTCAAAGCAATATTACCATTCAAGGCGATGTCAACATCACAGGCTCACTAACTGCAGGCAATAATGTTGATTTGAATGGTTCGGTTAAAATCAATGGTCAAACACAGGTGGGCAACTAATGACATTTGATTATTTTAAATGCACGCCCAATATCCAAGAAACTCCTGATTTATGGGACACAGAGTGGAATTGTGATTGCTTAGGCGGTGACTGGGTTTTACTTGATAAAGAAGCACATTTACGTAGCCATAAAACGTTGCGAACTGCTGTATTGCTATGCCTATTCACAGATAAGCACGCTTATGATGACGACCAAACACCCCATGATAATGAAGATCGCCGTGGTTGGTGGGGAGATGGTGTGGATATTAATGCTGAAAGTGGAGAGCGTGAATTAGGCAGTAGATTATGGCTTTTGGAGCGTTCAGTTCTGAATGAAGAAACGAGAATTTTTGCAGAAGAAGAGGCTAAAAATGCACTTCAAACTTTGATTGATCAAGGTGCTGTTGCTCGTATTGAAGCCTCAGCAAAGCTTTCCTATAGCAATAATTCTCTTACCCTAAATGTGAAGCTGTATAGCCGTGATGGCAACAGCATATATGATCAAAAATTCCAACGCTATTGGGAACAATTACGATGAGTTTTAGCTTACCCAATCTTGGGCGGCTTGTGCAAGATACAAGAGAAGCCTTTAAAACCCATATGCCAGGTAGTGATGCGTGGCTATGGCCGAATAATGTTTATGTATCTGCAAAAGTAATGGCAGGTGCGGTATGGGAGCTATATGGCAGATTGCGTTGGTGTTTTACACAATCCATTCCCGATACTGCAGAAGGTTGGTATTTAGAGCGTTGGGCGGCCATATGGGGCATTACGCGCAAAGCAGCTACTCAAGCAAGAGGCATGGTGCAGTTTCAAGGCACAACTGGCACGCTTATTCCTGGTGGAACGGTTATTGGGCGTAATGATGGCGTGCAATATGCCACTGTTACAGCCGAATATGTAACAGGTGCAGGGTTTATTAATATTGAAGTTGAAGCCATAAAATCAGGCAGTAAAGGCAATACACCATCAGGTGCTGAAATGACTTTGGCTGCCACTATTCCTGGCATTAATGCATCTTGCTTTGTAACAGAGAATGCCATTGGTAGTGGCACGGATTGCGAGACTGATACCTCTCTGCGTAACCGTATGCTAGAGACAATCCGCCGTCCTGTTGGTGCAGGCAGTGTTAATGATTATATTAATGGCACGCTTGAAGTGCCAGGGGTTACCAGAGTTTGGGTTGAAGGATCAGGCTATAATAGTGCTGTTCCACCTGGTGAAGTCTATGTCTATTTCATGATGGATGACACTTATGCAGATGGCATACCGTTGCCAAGTGATGTGGCGTTAGTGCTGAATTATTTACAATCCATTGCACCTGCAACAGCAACAGTGCGCGTATTTGCGCCAACACCAGTACCAATGAATATTACCGTTAAGGGTTTATATCCGGCATCCGCATCCGTTATTCAAGCGGTAGAAGAAGAATTAAGGGATATGATATTTAGAAAGGCAAAACCTGGTATGCCTAATTTACCGTTTAATTTTAGCAGATCGTGGATTTGGCAAGCTGTTAGTAATGCTAGTGGTGAACAATATCATGAAGTGGAATTTCCTAATGCAGATGTTCAATTTAATGTTGGGCAGATTCCTATATTTAACTCGGTAACATTTGCACCATGAATGATGATAATTGCCAAGATTGCCTTCAGCAAGAAACAAAACTTTGCCCCATAACAGGAGAGCAATATACTGAACAATTACGTTACTTATTGCCACGTGGTCATGCCTGGAATCCTTGTGACTGGCTAGGAAGCAGGCTGTATCAATATTGGCGAAGTTTTGGTGAGTTACTCGCTACAGCTCATAATCGCATGTGTGATTACTTAAATGAAGCATTCCCATGTACCGCCACAGAAGCCTTAAGCGATTGGGAACGTGTAGTGGGTATTCCTGATGAATGCTTCCCTGAAATAACAGATCTTAATGCAAGGCAACAACGTGTATGTGCTTTGCTTGGCGCTCAAAATGGTAATGATTGTGCATTTATGATGGCTCTTGCCGCCTCTATTGGCTGGGAGGTGGAATGCCAAGATTTGAGTAAATTACCTATTGCAGATGCTGGATGTTTGATGGCTGGTTGCGATCAATTACCTCCTTTTCCAATTAACCCTGAAATTGGTAATAATCTTGGTTTTTTATACTCAGGCTTTTGTGGTGAGATAGGAAGTAATTTAGGCTGTGTTACCAGTGATTGCTGTATTTATGCAGGGTATCATAACGTACCAGATTTAGAAGAAAGTAACCAAATAATCAGTCCCTGTATTAATCCACCGATAAGTAACGAAAATAAAATCATTAGAGGTATTAGTGAACTAAGAGCGGGTTTTCAAAATATTGGAATACCAACTCCATATAGACCATATGCCCACCATTTAGAAATATGCATAAAATCAGACAATCAAATAGGTAGTTTTGCCTTTTGTGAGAGCTTCTTTCAGGCTGGATGTAACCAAGCAAGCGATCCGTTGCAAAAATACAATCCAGGAAATTTTATATCAACCGACACTTTAATTGCAGGATGCGGTACTGCTGGCTGTTCTGCTGTCTGCTCCCCTAACTGGAAAAATGTGTTTTGTTTAATAGAAAGATACAAGCCTGCTCACGTAGTGATGCTCTATCGCTTTTGTTAAATTTAGAGGAAAAGTTATGCAATATATAGATGGACCAAATTTTACACCAACCAGACCAGCATGTGGTAGCGGTAGTAGTAGTCCACAATTTTTTCAAAATTGTTCTGCTCCAGGAGCAAATGATGGCACGGTTGTAACCGCTGATTGGCTTAACGATATTCAAGGTAACATGATTGCAGTACTAAATGCAGCCAGTGTAAACCCCACGCCATGTAGAGATGAAGATCTCTTAGATGCAATAAATTCTTTGATATCTATTGCTGTAAGTGCAGCTGTGGGGAGTGGTCCAACAACTATTGCTGCATCAAATATCACGGGATTACCTGCCAATGCCATATTGATGACCAACTCTAGTGGACAAATTATTGCTGCTCCAACTGGATATGATTTTGGCTCTTATTAAAGTTTTTGAGATATTATTATGACTATATCAATCCCTCTACAAATAAAGCGTACTACTTCAGCCAATAGAACTAGCTATACACCTGCGATAGGTGAAATAATCGCAGAGATGGATTCCAAAATCCTATATGTAGGAAATGGGACTTTAGCAGGAGGTTTAGCTTTTTCTGCAGGTGGTGTGCTACAACAAGGGGCAGCACCGAATGATCTGCAATCTATATGGGTAGATAGCTCTGCTGGTGCAGGCAACCTGTGGCCAGTAAGCATTAATATAAACGGTAATTGGGTAAGTATAGGGGATTATGATGATTCTACCCAAACCTTTTCAGCTGCAGGGTCAGGCAGCTCCGCATCTCCTGCTGGTTCGATTATTACATATGCAGGTGACATTCCTCCTGTCGGATATTTAGAATGTAATGGTAGTGCTATTTCTAGAACCATATATGCTAGTCTATTTTCAGTAATTGGTACAAATTACGGCAACGGTAACGGCTCAACCACATTTAATTTGCCTGATTATAGAGGCCAATTTTTAAGAGGGTTTGATAATGGCGCAGGTAATGATCCAAATGCGGCTGCAAGGACAAACAGAGGAGATGGTACTACTGGTAATGCCAACGGTACTAAACAAGGGCAAAGTTTTGCAAGTCATAATCATAGCGGAAGTGGTGGAACAATTCAGCTAAAGAAAGGATCAGGAGGAGCTGGTTTTACATGGTTTTTAGCCGGAGGAAATAGCTCTGGTCTTACTGCTCCAACAGCTGCAACTATTACTACAGCTGCATCTGGTGGCAGTGAAACACGCCCCAAAAACATCTACGTTCTTTATTGTATAGCTTATTAGGAGAAAATTATGAAATTATATCAAACCAACCCAGAAACTGGCGAATTTATTAAAGAGATTGAGGCAAGAATTGATCCGCTTGAATCTCAGAAAGAAGGAAAGAAAATCTACCTTGAACCAAAGGGATCAGTTTCTAATCCCCCACCTAAAACTAAGGATGGAGATGTAGCTATATATGTATCAGGAAAATGGACTACTAAGCAAGATCATCGTGGTGAGTTGTGGTATTCGAAAGATTCAAAACCTCATGTCATTGATTTTTTAGGAGACCCCACTGAACAAGGTTTTTCTGTAGATATTAAAAAGACTGAAGATGATGAAATAACTCCTGAACAACAAG